GGGCCCATAGCTCAGTTGGTCAGAGCAGCGGACTCATAATCCGAAGGTCGTGGGATCATACCCCTCTGGGCCCACTTGAAAATCAGCCATTTACATACAAGTAGATGGCTGATTTGTTTTTCATTTACACACAATTTAGACACAACTTTGCCGATTTTTAATGCTGTTAAACCTCGATTGACCCCATCCGAAAGGTTTGACTTTACGCGTTTACGCGCGCACAGACGGCGAAAAACTCCCGGCAACCTCGCACGCGCGTATAGACGCGCAAAAATTCGCCTTGCTGAGTTAATACATAGGCAAACTGCGGCCCGGCTTTGTATTCAACGGGCGGGAATTTCCGCCGGTTGTTCACGCACGCGCGTAAGGATGTCGGAAAACTCCTCGTAGCGGGATAATACGGCGCAATGTCGATGATACCGTTGTGCATCCAAAAGCAGGGCCAGCAACAGCAAACCCAGCCGCCCGGATTGACGGCTGGGGCAAAGTAGTGGTATAATGGAACCTCAATGCTCGGTTGTTATTTTCTCGTGCTCCTCGGCCAACTGCCGTAGCTCGGTATTAAAATCGGCGTTGATCCTCACACGCTCTTTAAGTTGGAACAATATTTCTTTTACCTGCGGGTCCTCCGGTTTTACATCTCCGCTTTCCAATTTGGCGACAAGCTCTTCCCCTCGGCGTATTACTGCTGCTGTTTCCGCCGCCATCTTATCGCCCCGTCGTAAAATTTGATCTATATTCATAACGCAATAGTTGTTTATCGGGTGAGTTTCATTAACAATCCTTTCGGCTTATGGGTGGGCTTGCTCGGCGATACCTGCGCCCCTTGAATGTGTTTTTGCTTCGGATGATTTCGAGAATCACCCGATCGCCGTCGAGAACCAGCATCCCGTGCCGGCGTGAATCGCCGCCTTTGGTTCGGTGCTCTACCTCGCATTCGGTTCGGATGCGGACACAGCGGAAGCCTGCGGCCTCGAAAGCCGATCCGATCAGCGACAGGTCGCTGCGCTTGGATACATATACTTGCTTTTTCATAGTGTCAGTTGTTGAAGTCATAGTGTTTATTCGTCGAAGGGTCGAACGTCGAAAATTCGCCGTCCCTTTCCCATTCACGGACCGTATATCGGCCTTTGGGCAAGAACACGGCCCGGCGGACGGCTTCGGCCTCGGTGGGAAAATATCCCAGCGTGTGCCCTTCAAAGGATAGTTCGTAGATCATAGTCCGTATATGGTAATCAAACTTTCGGCTCGGAACGACCGGAACCCGCCGGCATCAACATCGTAATATTTGACCGTGCGGCTATCGTCGGGGCGGCCTGTTCCCTTTACCATCGAGGCCACATCACACAACGTGCCCGTAGCCTTACGCAATGTTCCATCGGTTTTCTCATAGGCGAACCGAACGACGCCGGTCCGCAGCCGCTTCGTCAATCGATAAAGCTGCCACGCCTTCGATAGACATACGGCGAAGGCTTTACCCGTAGCACGGGCGATATGCCACGCCCGGCGCATGATGGTTGATAAATCTTGCTTTTTCATTGATCTATGCAGTTGTTGATTAGTCTCCGTAGTACGTTCTGCTGTCTCCGTAGTAGTCGGCCGGGATTATCAGCGGGAGCGGATCGAGGGCGGCGGCTTTCGGCTCCTCCATCGGGCGGTTCTCAATTATCGCCGTCATCACCGCGATCTTCTCGTTGCGCCAAGCCTTGCGCAGGCAGGCCGAAAAGGTCATCGAGGCGTTGGCACGTTTCAGATACCAGGCGTTCTTCATGATCTTCGATTTGTTATATATTGCTTTCATGGTTTAACTGATGTTTTGATTTCTTGATGCAAATATAAATGTTGTTTTGATTAAATCCAAATATTTTGCGTACAAAAATCAAATTTTCACTAAAATTTTTTGCGGATTATTTAATTGTTATTACATTTGTCGAAGAAAACGATAAACAGACGATATTAAAATGAGAGTTAAAGAGATACTTAAAGAGAAGGGAATGACCGCGAAAGAACTGGCGGCCCGGCTTGGAATGACAGAAACCGGATTAAGTATTGCGATAGGAGATAATGGAAACCCTCCATTGAAAAGACTACAAGAAATTGCCTCAATATTAGATGTAGAGGTGTCCGAGTTGTTCACCCCCAAATCTAACACGATCATTTGCCCGAAATGCGGGACGGTGCTGGAGGTAAAGGAAAGAGAATAATATGGCAGAATACAACATTATTTTCGATTCTGTCGGTAGGATTGAATGGATTAGAACTATTGCCGATAACATTAAACAACTGACGCCCCAAGTTGTCGCAGGAGATCAAATAATCATACATTTGCCATCAGAAGTAGAAAAACTTGACGCTGCACATTTAGCAAGTTTAGCTTGCTTCATCGAATACTTTCACAAAAAACGGTGCATAATGGCAACGATGGCCAATCCACAAGTGCGTACATTCATATTCGACAAATTGAATTGGCGAGCATATTGGGCCGGTCATCAAGATTATACTGAAGCCAAAGATTTGACGATTCTCAACCTTTGGCGCATAACTGATGAAGGGAAAGAGATACATAGCCGGCAGGTATACGACTTTCTCAAAAGAGGCCCTTTTAAACAAAAAGATTTAAGCGCAGTACCCAACAGCCTATTGGAAGCTTATTACAATGTATTTGACCACGCTGAAGCTAATGGTGTTGCATTTTCATTTATTCGATATATAGAAAACAAACAGAAACTTTCAGTTGCGATATGTGATTTCGGCAAAGGAATTGCAACATCAGTCAAAGAAAAATACCCCGGTATAGAAGATGATAGCAGTGCAATTGAATTGGCGATGAAAGATCGATTTACCATTCAATCTAAAACACACAATAGAGGACTCGGATTAGGGAATATTCGCACGGCTTGTACAGAAGAGGATGCATTAAGGATTATCAGCAACCGAGGATTTTTAATAACAAAGAGAGACGAAATTAATAAACGAGAAAACAATTTTAATTTCCCCGGAACGTTAATATTCTACGATTTAACCTTATCTCACTTTGAGGATGAAGAAATAATAGCTAACTTTGAACTCGATTAAAAAGGAGGATAATATGTGCACAATCAATTTAAAGGACATCATGTCTAATCAATCTCTCCCCGATGCGGGTAGCAGATTATTAGATATTATGATATCCAAACTTAATGCCGGAGAGAATATCATCCTTGATTTGGGTGGTGTTCCGTCCCTCCCTTCTATTTTTTTAAATACATCCATAGGTAAATTCATCGAAGAAAAGGGAGTAGGATTGCTTAAACAAAAAGTATCTTTTGCTCAAATTACCAAAGGCCAAGCAGAGCGGTTGCAGGAATATATACGTAAATTCGAGTAATTGCCTTATTATATTCTAACAAATAACAGCCACCTACTTAGGTGGCTGTTTAGGTTCAAAGCCAGCAGCAACCGGAGCGACCAGCCGAGCCGATAGGGTTCAAGCCGACAACAAAGAAATAGCCGATTTGGCGGCTTTTATTCTTTGGGGCGACAAGTTTCCATCCGCCGGGAGACCGTCGAAATTTTCGCATCCCAAAGCGCAAATAACAGGCAAATGCGCCCGATAAAAGACAAAGAGAGCCGGAATAATTCCCGGCTCTCGTCATTTCGTCGTTGTTCGGTGGCGTGCATCATCACACGCAGCGTGCCCCGTCATTCCTTTACTGCTACTGTCATTTTGCCGATGGACTGGATGATCTTGGCAGCTTCGGGATCGAGGACCACGGAAATAGGCTGTGTTACGGTCGTTATCTCCTTGCCGTTGGTTGTCACATCCTGGCGGTCGGCAAGATGAAGGACACGGGCAACGATTCCCGAATCGTACTGTCCACATAATGCGCCCTCCAACTGGTCCGCCTCGATAGCCACTCGCACGTGCGTAAGGAGGTCAGAAAATTCCTCCCTTGACTCATATTCATAGAAATTTTGCCTGCTGATCTTTGCAAATTGGCAGAATCCCACTAATGTCAGGGGACGCTGTGTTGGAACCGCAATTATTTCCCCTGCTGAAACCTTGTTGATGTAAACCGGATTCGCTTTCACCCATTCGACATACTCTTCGAACTTGGCTTCAAGCGCTTCGGGAGTATATGCACGAGGGCGGCCCACTCTCTTATTAGGGGTATTCATGTTATTATTCGTATTTTTTTCGACCTAATTTTCCGAGGCTGTTTTGAACCTTGACCCGCTTCTGCCCCTTGTTGATGTCAACCACCGAAACAATGGGCGCCGGCATTTCAAGCATAGCTTCACGGATCATCGCTTTCATCCCTCTCATTCCGTCGTTGCGCTGGGGAAGATTCGATACTTTGATGGCGTTTCCGCCGCTTGCCACGTTCATGGCCGAGAGCATTGCACCCCAGTCGTTGACAGCCTGGGCGGTCATCACGGCTTCGCCGTTGGATAACATTGCGGGGATGCTGTCCGAGGTTCCGGTGCCCGGGCCCGTGACAAGGCCGCCTTCCGAGAAGAACGAAGGGATGGCCTGTGCAAGCGTTGTCGCCGATGCGATTGCCGCCTGCGCTGTTATAATTCCTTTCTGTGTTGCAAACCATATAGGTCCCGCAATAGGTCCGAGTTGGAATGATGCAACCATCGCTTCCATTGTTGCTTTTTGAGCGTCGATGATGATTTGCGCCACGGCCAATGCCTGCTCTGCAATGGCGAATGCCTCAAGATCATCGCCCAACGCCCCGAATAAACCTCTTAGACTCCCAACTAACGAGGAGGCGGCCGCCAGTTCGTCCAGTTGCACTTTTATTGCCTGATTTTGCGAGGCAATAGACAGGTCGGTCGTTTTCTTAATTGCATCTTGCACATTGTTTTCTGCATCCAGTCGGGCCATCTCATAGGCTTGAATAGAACCGTATTGCGCACTCCATTGCTCCTCATCCATTTGTGAAATAGCGTCATATTTACTTTGAGCAATACGCAATTCTTCATTTGCAACGGCCTGCTGCGCTTTAATCCGTGCATCCTTGTCGTCCCCGATCAATCCTGCATAGTTCCTGTTTTTTACTTGCGCAAGAGATAGTTTGTCCATCTCTTCCTGGACTTTGATCCGCATCTTGATCCTGTTCTCCACATTGCGGGCTTCTTCCTCGAACTCCTTATCGCTCCAACGCTGGCGTATTTCGGATTCCTCCTTATACCTGCGTTCCTCCATATTCAGGATTAGCTGGTTTATAGCCTCCCGGGATTCCGCAGTCAGCGTTTTGTCGTATTTGAGTTTGTTTTCCAACTCCTGACGTTCCCACGAAAAGCGAAGCCGGGAAAGTTCCAGGTCTTTTTCAAGGCTCGCTTGTCTAAGTTCAAGAATGGATTTTGATAATTGCTTCTCTAAATCGAGCTGTGTCTTGGCGGCTTGTCGTGCTATTTTATTAGCAGCCTCTTGCGCTTTCTCATTCGTTCGTCCAAGTTCTTTTAAGCGTTTGATCTCATTCTCAACAGCTTCGGCCCTTTTATTCCGTGAAATGATTTCGTCCTCCGTGGTTGCGATCTCCTTGTTTATATCGGCAAGTTCTTGTTCCTTTCGCTTGATTAAATCCTTGATGGCCTCCCCTTGCCCATTGATGTCATCTGCACTGATCTTGTACATATCCATCAATGTTTTCATCGCTATTTTGTTTGCAGAAAGGGTTTCGTTATACCGATCCGTAGCACCTCGCACTTTATTCAGCGTGCTTTCCAGTTCATTGGAAACCTCTACATATTCACTCACGACCGGACGGTTACCGGCCATAGTCGTCCGAGTTTTTGTAATGTTCTCATTGAACATCCGGTATATTTCCTGCGCACGCTCTTTCAATTCCGGAATTTCACTATTTAACCCGGCACGAAACTCGGTAAAATAAGCGATCCCGGCCTCCCGGCCGAATTTTTTAATAAACTTATCCTGCACGCCTTCGAAGGCTTTATCCATTGCCTCGCCGTATTCTTCGGAGGCATTGGCATTGGATTCCTCCAAACCCTTAGCAATAGCGGCCGCCGTAATACTGCCTGCAAGGGCGTCATAAGCCGCCTTTTGGTCCTCCAAATTCCGTATCTCCTCCTTTTGGTTAGAAAGATAGTCCCCGTATTTATCCTCTATGACTTTGCGGGCGGCGGCATATTCGGCTGTACCCTTTTTTGCCTCACGGAGGGCGTCAAACTCCCGCTTCAACTCTGATCGGCTGTTTTCAATGGCCCGGTTGAGGTCTTGCGTATATTGAGCAACATCCGACAACGCATCACCTGCGCTAAACAATCCCTTTACCCACGTTCCGATCTCCTTGCCGAAAGCTGTCAGCAGGGTAATGCCCACAACCAAAGCCGTCTGCCAGGAAAAGATGGACGAAATAACCTGCCGGAACACCGGGATAGTCATTTTCCCTTCGGCTCGCAACGCTTTATTATTGGCCGAAGCTCGCTTCAGTTCATCGGCAAGCATCGGCAGGTTGTTGGAAATCGCCAGAAAAAATTGCTGGGCGGACATCGTGAGCGACGGGAGTTCCCGGGCTACTTGTTGCACCTGGAAAGAAAGCGGACTAAGCGCACTTGCATAATTGCCGACATTGGACCGGAAATTCAGCAAATCCTGCTCGGCCTTGTTCACCTCCGTTTGCATATTGCGGACCTGTTCGGCCATCTTCATTCCTTTTGCCGATTTGCGATCAGCTTCGGAGAGCGCATAATACTCTTTTGCCAACTTCGAAATATCGCTCCGGAGTTTATTAACGGAGCCATCGAGTTGCGCTTCCTTCTTGACCTGCTCGTTAATCTGCTTCATGTATTGACGCTGCGCATCGGTATTATCCCGAATTACGGCTTTATACTGGGCCATCTTCTCGTAATAGTCTGCATCCTCTTTCTTGAGGTTCTTAATAGACTGCCGGGTCTCATCTATCACCTTTTGCGCTTCAGCCCAACTTTTGATAAGTTTCGAGTATTCGATCTCGATTGTGATGATCTTGTGAATGGAATCCTGTGCCATACTTCTCTATATGGATTAAATAGTCAATAATTATTTCATGCTGATCCAGCGCTCCGTGTCCCGGGTTATTCCCCGGCTCTGCTCGTCCGGTAGGATCGGCTGAGAGGCGGATATACGGCCCCATTTGCCACCCAAAAAATAAGGACCTTTCGATTGGGAAACCTCAAAGCCACATAACCGTCCGTCGTGCCCGAACAGTTTCAAAACCGTCGCATTGTCGGTCGTAATGCTGGCCCCCTTCGCCGGAACCGATATTTGCTGGATTGCTATGATCTGGCCGTCCTGATTTCTCTGATATATAACAGCGACCAAACGCTGCGGGACACGCCCCGCCAAAGACGCAAGACGGCCCAAGAAGCCATCGCTGGGGCAATCCACGTATTGCAATGATACGATGTATTTCCCCAAACGGATCTGCCAATCGTCAGACCCTCCGGCAGCGATTTGATTCCGGATGCAATACTCCGTGTAGATTTTGGTTTCTTCTTTCATAATATTTTGATATTTAATAGCTTATCTTTTTTGAAGTGATATTTGAAGTCGTGATTGTATTTGACCCCGAGTTTCCGATCCGTGTCCACAATAAGCTGCATCAACCGCCCTATCGAATAGCTTATATGGACCTCGGAATCGTCCCGCTGGCCGCCTCTGCGTTTTTCTTTTGGATTTATCCTGCTCATTTCCCCGTTTTTAGTACCTTTGGCGTGTTGAGAACCAAAGTGCGGGGGAACAGTTTACGGCCCTTGCTTTCGAGGATAGGCGGGCGCAAATACCGCCTATCCTGATCTTCGCCTCATCTTGTCATATCACACGCGAAATCTGCCCGCGTCGAATCCGTTTGCCATATAGAAAGCGATTTTGTCGGCTGTGTGTCGTTCATCACCCCGAAAGCAAAGAGCTGTGCCGAAACCGAATTGCGCTGTGCTTGGATAGCGTTCGTAGGCGTTACCGTTCTCGTCTTTTGCTTTGGCGGCTTTGAACACCTCGTAATAGGTCAGCCCGTCGGAGGTCATGCGCTTGTAGCAGTACATTCCGTTGATCTTGTTATGGGCGATTTTCTCGAATCTGTCGCCGAATTTGGTAAACTCGTCCCGCAATGGCGGGCACAATAGCTGTTTTTTCATATAATGTTTCTGAATTTTAGATTTTCTTTCATGTCGTGGGTACTTGTTCCCCCGGGTATTTTCATGCGCTCAAATCGCGTATTTGCTAAAACGGTCCAGCCTCTCGGTCCGGTCCTACATCCGGGCTGTCGTAATCGGCTATACGGGTCAAGCTCTCGTTATGTCGGAAAATCACGCATCCCGTCGCGCCTTCCCTATTTTTTGCGATATGCAGCAACCCGACACCCTCGGCAGAAAGAGTCCCGTATCGGCCCGCGTCTATCTCGGGACGCCCATACATTGCAGGACGGTCGAGGAACAGCACCATATCGGCGTCCTGCTCGATGGCTCCCGATTCCCGGAGGTCCGAAAGAATAGGGGTTTTATCCGCTCGGTCCTCAACTTTGCGCGACAACTGCGACAGCAGGATGACCGGAACATCGAGTTCCTTTGCGAGCAATTTTGCCGAACGGCTGGCGGCCGCGATTTCCCGCTCGCGGGTTGTGTTCGGGTTGCGCATCGCGGTGTCGAGTAATTGCAGGTAGTCAATAATGACCATCCCGCACCGTCCCCGGCGGTGCATCGCCTTGCATTGCGAGCGTATAGCCCCTATCGTGATATTAGCGCGATCGTTGATGTAAACCGGCAGCGCGGAAAGTTCCGCGGCGGCTCGTTCGAGTTCGCGCCACCCATCGGCGTCTATATCGCCCGTACGGAACGATCCGGAGTTAACTCCCGAGCCTCCGACAAGCATCCGCCCGGCCAGTTGCGTATTGGGCATTTCCGCCGAGAAAACGCAGACCGGAACCCCAGCGACGGCGGCGGTCCGGGCAAAATGTAGCATTGCGGCACTTTTGCCCATCCCGGGACGGCCAGCCAACACGATAAGCTGGCCACCCCTCCAGCCGCCCGTAAGGGCATCGAGGCGGGACAATCCCGAAGATATGCCGATACACTCCCCGGTTTGGCGGGCCTGCTGCCG